AAGAAATTATAACGCAGGTAAAAGGAGTCACAGAAATGGCTAATTATGAAATGTATTTTTGTCTACCAAGCAGTGCATATGATAGTGCTGTTGGTACCAAAATAAAAGAACTATATCCAATAGTAGAATCAGTAGATGAGGATGATAATATTACTTATGTATCTGCGCCTACTTGGCACGATATAATATTTGCAGGTAAAGTAGGAGCTCCAAGATATTCACACGATAAAGCATATTGTCTTATCAAAGGTGAATGGTCTATGAAAGATGGAGTATTATCAGAACTTATAGCATTAGGAGCTAATAAAGCATATCCTAATTTTAGTGTATTAACTAAGTCAGAAGCACAAACATTGTCAAATAGCAATGTATTTGTCGAGGAAGAATAATGGCTAAGAAATTAGCAACAGTATTTTCTGGAAGTATGGGCAATCCATGGCATGGACAAAAGCCTAACACAAGAAGAAAATTAAATTTAAAGAATAAGAAAAAAGGTAAATAATGGCACAAGGTGGAAACTTAGGACAAAGAATTACAGACTTAATAGGGGCTATATATAGTACTGATGTTGATTACGAAGGTGATTTGATTAATGCTGCTATAAATGAAATAGCAGATATGCTTCCTATTGAAGTACTTGTCAAATATTCTAAAACTCCTGGAGTCCTTACTTCTGCATCTGAGTGGCTTACTGAAGGTAGGAAAATATTAAAGGTTACAAGAGTAGATTCTAATAGTAGTGGTATTGAAAGAGAATGCCTAGGTGTTGATAGAAAAGGATTTGCTTTAGCAGGAGATAGTGGAAGTATATATGAAGCTACTGCTTATAGCCCTATCTTTCATCACGATACAGCTAATGATGGAGCGTCTACACTTAAAGTTTTACCTACCCCTAACTCTAATGGACAACAAGCAAGGATTTGGTATTTTACATATGTTACATCTACAGTGCCTGATAGTGATATAGCGGATTTAACAGAAGCTACTTTGAATACTGCAGTATATTTGCCAAATAACTTAATACATGCTGTAGCTTTAAAAAGCAGTGTTAATATACTTAAAGCTTATATAAGCAATCAAGTTCAAGATGAAGAAGATATAGAACTTATGCAAATGATAACTAGTCAAATGCAGTTACTAGAAAAAGATTTTATGACTGAAATGCAAAGATATTCAGGTAAAGAAAAACCAGAGGGAGAATAATGACAGCTAAACAACTAATAGAACTTGTTCAACAGCATCATCCTCATATGGGTGAAACAGAGATTTTACTCCTTTTAAATCAATCTATGAGAGAATTTTGCGAAGATACTAAAATGACATCATCTAGTAATGTAACTATTGATACTGTATCTGGAACAAGATGGTATACTCTCCCTGATTTTAATACTAATACTACTGGTGCATTTGCTATGGAATTAATAAGCATAAAAGAAGTTTACTTAGATGATGTTAGAATCCCAAGACTTCAAGGAAACCCTATTATAGAGGATGGTAGTTAATTATGGCAGATAAAAAAGAATATTTTTGGTATATAGATGGTAATTCAGGTTCGTTTAAAATGGCTTTAGTGGAAAAAGCTACTAGTGCTGTTACTAAAAATGGATGGACAAGTGATTACAAAACAATCGAATTAACTGGAACTAATAATTTAAGGATAGTAGGTAATTATTCAGATTTAGATTTAGATTTATCCACCTACCCAAAATGGTTAATAATTCCTGAAAGATTTCATAAATGCATAGCTGATAAAGTTATAGCAATAGGCTATAGAGACCCAAGGAATAAAGACCTTCAAAGCGCAGAATACTTTGAGCAAGTTTACGAGAAGCAGCTAAGGAAAGCTAAAGCTAGAATTACAAATTTACAAGGAACAGGGAGAATCGTACCGCAAGATTTTTAATATTTAATTATGGGGATACAATCGGTTAAAATGGAAGATTATGTTAAAGGGGTTTTAGGAGATTACGCTTACCTTATATTAGGCGGGTCCTTCCTTTTTATATTTAAATCAACAATAGAATCAGCTGTAGAGGGATTAAAGATATTTCTTGGTAATGATTTAAATACAGATGATGTTATACACTTTGATGGAAAACCTGCTCGTGTTGTACGTGTAGGTATTTGGAAAACAATTCTATTTGTTTACTCTGTAGGTTGTGCCAAAGGAAAGCCTTATATTAAAGGTGGAAATAAAGTAGCTATACAAAACGGACAACTAAAAAGTCATATGATAGAAAAACCACTTCCTATGTTGGATTTGTCCAATTGGGATGATTGCGAGGACGAATGAAAGATACATTAAAAATTTTGGCAAACAATCCAGAGATAGGTTTAAGTTGGACTTGTTTATCTACAATAATTAGCTATGCAAACTATTTCAATCCAATACTAACATTTACATCATTATCAATTGCTATAGTAATTGGTATTATGACAATATTTGGAAAGATGAGAGGCTAGCTATGACAAACCTAGGATACTTCGTATTAGGCTTTTTAGTAGTCTTTGTTGGAGGTATCTGGTATTTAGGTAAGTGGGAAATATTTGATATATACATGGACGATGAGGATTGGGATTAAATAAAGGAGAATGAATGAAAGCAATAATAATAAGTGTACTTAAAGGTATTTTCAGCGAAGAGATGATTAAATCTGTCGTTGTTGCTTTAGGAGATTACTTAGTATCTAAAAGTTCTAATAAACTTGATGATAAGCTTTGGGCTCAAGTTAAAAACCGCCTAAGCTAAAAAATGATAAAAGAACTTTCAACTAGAATGGTATTAGTAGTTGACTTAGTAGATAGAGTTAAAGGTAGAATATTAGACAAACTAGTACATAACCAAAAACAAATCTACAAAGATAGTCCAGACCATTGTCCTAACTGCAGCTGTGATGAGGTAGTAGGGGTTGAAATAATGGGTGCCAAAGATGGAGTCCTTCTCTGGGAATGTGAAAGCTGTGATGAGATGTTTTTAAAATACACACCTGATAGAACTGAGATTGAACTACAAAACGCTAAGTATTGTTGGACAAATTCTGATGATTGGGGTTACGTTCCTAGGAGTAAATTTAACTAGGAGTTTTTTGATAAATGAAGAAAACTAAAAAAGGGGTGATTAAAAGAGCAATCATCACTCCAGATAAACATGCCCCTATACACGATAAGGCGGCAATAAATGTAGTTAAACAAGCAATAGAGCTTGTAAAGCCCGAAATATACGTAGATTTGGGCGATTTAGGTGAGTTTGGTAGTGTATCTCACTGGCAATGGAAACGTAAGAAAAAACCACCTTTAGAGTACATAATGCCTAAAGTTGATGAAGATATAAAAGGCGTTAATGAGTTACTTGACATAATAGATGAATCTTTGGATAAAGTGAATTGTAAAGAAAGACACATATGTGCAGGGAATCATGATGAATGGTTAGATAGATTCGTAGAAGAGCATCCTTATCTAGACTATCGCTTTGAAAAAGTATGTAGATTCAAAGAGAGAGGGTACAAGTATCACCCGCCTGGTAAGTACCTTAAAATAGGAAAGCTCTATTTTTATCATGGGCACCATTTTGGTGGTCAATACCACACAGCGAATCATCTTAGGAAACTAGGTGCCAATATAATGTATGGTCATCATCATTCCCTGCAACAAGATAGTGTGACTTTTATGGATGGACCTAAGTCTGCCTGGTCACTTGGATGTTTAAAGGATATGTCTGCTGAAAAGAATCAGTGGTTAGGAGGCAGACAACATAAGTGGGCACATGCATTTGCTATAGTAGATTATTATTACGGAGGAAGATTTACTGTAGACATAGTGCAAATAATAGATGGTAGAACAACAGTATGGGGGAAATTGCTAGATGGAAATATATAACATAACAATACCAGAAGATTATTGGACATCTTCTCAGAAAGTAGAATGGAGTTAAATGCCTAGACAACTAAAGGAAATAAAGAACTTTAATCTTGGAACTGTTTTAAATGTATCTGAAAAAGATACTCCAAAGCATTCATCTGTATTCTCTTTAAATATTAATCCTGTATCTGAAAATGGTATATTAACTTCGATTAATTGTGATAGATTGTTTTTGCATACACCTGATAATACAACGACTGCAAGTTCTCCAATGTCTTGGAATTCTGTGAACAATACTAGTTCATCATCTCTGTCTAACATACATAAGTTTCATATAGATAATATAAATATATTTGACGAAAAAAGTTCAGCTAATATGTCTTATATAGGAACTAAAGGTTATAAAGAAAATGTTATAGCTACGGATATTAGACCTTGGTATGAGAGATTAGTTGAACCTGCTTATATGTATGGAAGTATAAATGCTTTTGATTATAAGTTTACAGCTCAATCAGTCATATCATTAACTGATACTCAGATTACTTATTCAACCAGAGCTAATACTATAGCTGGAAGTGCTGGCTCTGGGAATACAACAATATCAGGTTTTAGTGATTCTCAGGTTAGTAGAGCTACAATTCAAGTAGACACTGACGACCCATCAACTTTAGATGACAAGACCATTAGATTGAAAACAGCAGATGGTTTAAGTAAAGATTATATTATAAAAAACTCAAGCGGAACAACTGGAACTTATGATGGAAGTTCTCAAGTGCAAATATTTTGCCCTACAGCAAGTAGTCATGATACTGATGATGAGATTGCAGAGGAAATTAAAACAGCATTAGAGCATGGCAATGGTCATGGAGCAAGTAGATTATATATAACTAGAAGTACAGATACATTAACCATAGACTGTGTTGTTGAACCTATAAACAGATATTTAAGACCTGGAGATTATTTCAGTCTTTCTACTGGTAGTTATGCTGGTAATGAAATTATGAAGATTGAAAGTATAGATGAAGATAATCTTAAGTTAAATGTTAAAAGGGGTTGTTTTGGAACGCCTGTAGAGTCATACGCAAATGGAACTAGTTTCTTTGTATATACAAACAGAATAACAATTGACGGATTCCAGAAAAGAGTTAATAGAGGTATATTCAATGTATTAAATGAAAGCCAGTATTCTGGTAATCATATAGGAGGAAATTCTTCTTATTTAAGTAGGAGTACAACTGCAGCTAATAATGTTATGCTTGGCGGAACTATAGCTTCTGGAAGTTATAATGTTAGTTATGATAGCGCAGCTAAAACAATATCAATTGCAGGTATATCTTCAGTGCCTTTTTATGAAGGTGATACAATAAATGTTTATCATAGTGCTACAAGTACAAGCAATGGTTTTAGTGCTAAAATACTTAAAATAGCAGGTAGTAGTCCTATCGTACTAACATTAGATACAGCTCCTCCTACAACAGAAACGGAGAGTTCTGATACGGTATATATAGAAGCTAATTTATTAAAAAACCATACATTTACTCATAAGCAAGGAACTTCAGGTTCTCTAGCATCTACATACGCTTGTAATGATTGGACAAA